AACACTACCTCTAACAGTTAAAGCAACTAACACAACCAATACAACACCAATAGTCTTGAAGTCTTCAAGCCTGGCAGCGTTCGTTGAAGGTAAGATTGTTGTAACTGGACCAAAGTTTAACTCACAACAAACTACAACAGCAAATGGAGCTACTTTAGTATTTGGAAAGGCCATAGAGAATAAAACAACATACTCAGGCGAGACTAACAGAGTACCTGTTAATTTGAAATCGTTGTATATTATCAATGATAACTCACGTGCTGTAATTGCCAGCGTATATAAAGATGTAGATACTTCAGCTTATACAAATTTTGCAGATGTTGATATAACAAACAGCGTTGTGCAGGCGACTAGTGGAGCAGAGTCAACAACCTACCCGGGTAGTAACCTAGCGTTTTCAGCAGCAGCAGGTGCTAACGACTCGACAACATTAGACCTTACAGACGTTACGCTGTTCCCAGGCGAAAATCTCGTTGTTGTTTACTCGTTACCAGCTGCGGGTTCAGCTGATGTTATTATAGGGTTTAACTGGCAGGAAGACTTCTAAGATTATGAAATATTACAATATTAAAATTTATTTAACAAAGCAAATTCCAATCATAGGTGATATGGTTGAGATTAATTATGATAACTATAAAATTGCTGAGGACTTTGTTAGTCATGTCTGTCAAGACGGTTTAGCTGTTCAATCACCGGTGTTCGGTACGGTTGCCGTGCCGGCTCATCAAGTTGATTATGTACATGCTATCTCTATTGATGATGGTACTCTTATGCCTGCTCCTACTGCAGCTTACTTTACTACATAATGTATGTTGCACAAAACATAGAACATCTAGAACGGTATGTGGTAGACCCACAGGATGAAAAACTCTGGACAACTGACGCACACTTAGCCTATAAGTGGAAGCTTGAGGCTGGTTGTAAGGTTTGGTGTAACGGTATAGGTGAAAAAAAGTGGCGGCCAGTACTACTTAATTAATAATAAGAACCGTAAATATCGGTGTTGTTGACGTCCATGTCGTGTATGTCTTTTGACTGCTGATCTATATCACCTGGATATGACTTTGAACCGTCAACCTCATCAGTAGGTATATCAGTATCCACTACCCCGTTTTGTAGGTTCTCAAACACTTGATTATTAGCACATTCTTCAGGTGCCCCTGGCTCGAACGAGTGATCATATCTCTTAGCTCTTACTCTCCATACATAATGACCTAGTAATGGGTTAAGACCAGCCGCTAAATCTTGATCCATTCTTTCTGTTACTTCAAAAATCTTTGAGCACCTACCACCGGGTCTATCACACCCAAGAGAGACTACATCAATAAGATCACCTGATTTCGGTTCAAGTGCATGATTATTCTCTATAAATTTATCTAATATGGTATAGTTTCCACCTGCTTGGCTGTATAGTGACGTTAATGTAACAGATAGCGTCTCGCTTACAAATTCTTCGTTTGTAAGCTCTGTAATAAATCCATTATTATCCTCGCTATTAAATGTGTTAACAAAACCACTTAAAGGTAGTATATCACCAGCTTCAGTCTGAATAAAATAGTCACGACTTGATAAGGTCTCTTCAAAGGTTTTTATATGTACTTGCCCGGTGAAGTCATCTGCATTGTCATAACCAAAGCTCTGTAAAGTAACTGCTTCATTATCTATCTCTATATACATTTTAATAGGTATAGGGCCGTAGTATATCGCAGTTGGCTGTTCACCATACAGTGTATCGCCTGTGTTTAAATCAAATGTATGTAGGTAGTAATTAACCTGTATGCCAAAGCTGTTGATCAGATCTCTGAACGACTGATCATATATAACCTGCTCTGCATTGTATGAGCAGGGCCCCATAACCTCTTCTATGCATCCAGGACTAGCCACTGCTGCAAACATATCTTGCGCAGGAACATTTCTGGTAGGGTTACATGGATTACATTTTGACATTACTTCGCTTAACTAACTTTCCTGTGTGGTCTGACAACATATGCACCTCAACTCCGGAGTTCCCTAACACCTTAACAGTATCGGGCTTAAACTCAACGCCATACTCTGCCAAAACGCTCATTAACTTCTCCTTCGAAAGTGGGATGAGATTCGCCGAGCCATTCATAATACTATCAACATCTGAACTGCTATACCTATACTGTTTAGGATCTGTATTAACATGCTTACGTAAATGAGCTCTATTGCGATCCTTGCCGTTTGACCCGGATTTCATCTTAACGATATTATTAAGCTCGTTATGTTTAAGTGTATACTCAAACAAATACTCTTTAAACGTCAACATACCTATATTTATACAAAAAAGCCCGATAGATTAATTAATCCACCAGGCTTTATGTTTTAAAACTAACAATACTAATCAACAGCGCGTTGACCTTTGGTAAGGCTACCAACTTTGTTACTCTTACCATCATTGTAAGCAGTCTTTAAGTTTGATCCGCTATCTAGCTTAGCATTTGCTCCTTTATGAGCAGCGCCGCCTTTTGGATTAAGATCACCTACCTTATTGTGCTTACCATCATCGTAAGATGTACTTAAAGTGGATCCAGTATCAATACCTTCCTCATCTTCTTCAGCATAAGGAGATGATTCTCCAGCTTCTTCACCTCCAAAATCATTATCACCCTCATCACCATCTTCAAGATCACCCTCGCCTATCGCCCCATGAAGGACATCACATAGTGCCTTAGCAACATCACGTGAAAGCGTAACAGTAATTTCATCTTCACCTTCACTCGAGTCATCAATACCCAACGCATCAAGCTCGTCACTCGGTGCCATGTCGTTAGGAAACTCGTCTCCCATTACATTTTCATACAGCCTATCAAAATAAGATTTTTTGCTCATAAAATTATTTAGGCTGTCTTGTGCGATTTTCTCTGAAATTTGCGAACTTTCTTCATCTTCTTCATTTTCTTCATCACCAAAAAGCTTCTTATCAATAAGCTCATCTTCATCAGTATCCTTACCCTCTGGATCTGTTCCTTTATCAAAAGCATTCATAAGATCAATCTTCTCTTCAGCATCCTCCTCCTTATCATCATCATCATCGTCACTATCGTCACTACCCTCATCCTCTTCATCCTCTTCAGGCATGTAGTTACTAGTATATGATAGATTGTCTATATTGTAAGCGTTATCTTCAGCTTGCTTATCAGTAAGCTTTGAGAGGTCGACTTCTGCTTCCACAAAGCCATCAGCCGCTTCTGGTCCTCCATCCTCAAGCTCAGATTCACCTATTTCATTAGGACCTACCTTACCTTCCTTAATGAGATCTTTCTTTAATCCGTTCAACATACCACCGTAAAGTGATCCTAGGCTATTTATATCGTCTTTAGACATGTAATTATTTATGTCTAGATATAAATATTTTCAATGGGAAAAGAAAATAATATGTATTATATGGGTAATACAAACCTTCCAAATGCAAATTGGAAGGGAGAGTGGACTAAAGATAAAGTACAAGCCCTTAAAAAATCGAGTAAGAATGTACTATATTTTGCCGAAAACTTCTTTCACATTGTTAATCTAGATAGAGGTAAGGAGAAAATTAAGTTACATGCATGTCAAAAACGTGCTATTCGACATATGCGTGATAATAGGTTCTTCATATTATTAGCATCTAGACAAATCGGTAAATCAACTATGATGACTATCTACCTGTTATGGCAGGCGTGCTTTCATAAAGATCAAAGAATTTTATTAGTCGCAAACAAAGAGGCTACTGCTATTGAAATCTTTCAGAGGGTTAGAATGGCATATGAAGAGCTACCCAACTGGCTTAAGCCACCTGTCAAGGAATATGCAAAGACTTCTATGACTCTCGAAAATGGTAGTAGAATAGGTATAACAACTACAACAGGTACAGCTGCTCGTGGTCAATCTGTCAATGTACTCGTAATTGACGAGATGGCTTTCATTGAACCGCACCTGGTAGAAGAATTCTGGAAATCAGTCTTTCCTGTTATTACATCTGCTAAAAAGTCAAAAGTATTTATATGCTCTACGGCGAATGGCACTGGTAACCTGTTTCATAAAATATACACAGGTGCAGAGAGTGGTGAAAATGGATGGGGACACGATTTAATATTATGGAACGAGGTACCTGGCAGGGATGAGAAGTGGGCTGCTATGACGAAACAAGCACTGGGTTCAAATGAGGCGTGGGAACAGGAGTTTTGCTGTGAGTTCTTAGACAATGGCGAATCATCGATCGATGGAGAGCTTTTTAATGAAATGTTGCAGAAGTGTACCAGTCCTAAAATTATACTTGATGATGGTAACTATAAGATTTGGGAGGAGCCTGATCCGGATAAAGTGTACGTAGCAGGAGTTGATATATCTGAGGGTGTCGGAATCGATGCGTCGGTAATACAAATATTTGATATATCAGATACTAAGTCAATCAAACAGGTCGCGGTATATCATAATAGACAAATTCCACCACTAGATTTTGCTAATAAGCTTCATAAGATACTAAAAAACTGGGGATCTCCATTAGCTCTTATTGAGCGTAACAACTGCGGGGCTCAGGTTGTTGATAGACTAGCGTTTGATGTGGGGTATGAAAAGGTTGTTTCGTATGGTGCTAAGGTAGCAAACAGATCTAAGCCTCAAATGGGGATGATCGCCCATACTAACACCAAATATAAGGGTGTTATGAATATGAGATATTTTATCAATGACATGCGATGTGTTGAGTTAAGAGATGTTGAAACCTTAAAGGAATTAAAAGACTTTGTAAGATATCCAAATGGTTCGTGGAAGGCCAAGGGCGGGTTTCATGACGATAGAGTAATGAGTATGATATATGCTCTTTTTATATTGGAGAAGGAATTAACAGAGCGCTACTTTGATATTATTGAGCTAGACGATCATGGTAAGCCGTGTGTGATTGAGCCAATGGATTACGGTGTAGCGCTTTTTGAAGATCCGACGTCTATATATAATGATTTTGAGGTTGTTGGAGAGACTAACACGTTTATGTCGCCTGTTGTTTTTGGTATGGCAAATGATTCGGAGCAGATATCGGAAATGGATTGGCTGAACCAAGAAGGCTGGAAACAATACTTTTAAACCTAAATATTAATATGGCGAATAATGCAGTAAAGCAATCGACCCTCAATAAAGCGCGGCAAGATAAGTTCTTGTTAGTCTTCGATGTTCCACCTGTCTTGAGGAATATATCTTCTAACATAACGGATGATAAGCGCAAGGATCGGGTTATTCCGGATTCAGTACAGTTTTCTATATTTGGTACTTTAGTTCCAGAGATAACAGTACCTGCAGTAGAGAATAGATATGCTGGTAGCACGCTATACGTCACCTCACACTCTAAAAACTCCTACCCGCCTGTAAATGTAAAGTTTGTAATTGATAATGAATATTCAAACTACTGGACCATATATCAATGGTTGAACTTATTACATGATGAGAAGACAGGAGTATATAATGAGCGCGATATTGTAACGTCAAAAGACTTTAGAGAGTATCAGACCGATTTAACAATTCATGCGCTAGATGAGTTTGATAATCGTGTAATGGCTTTTAAGTATACAAAGGCCTTTCCTACTAGTATTAATAGCATTGAATACGATTATCAAGGAGGTGGTGAGATCGTTAGCGGGTTCACATTTGTATATTCACAAATGCACACTGAACTAATTAATTTTTGAAAAAAAGGACTAAAAATCTATAAATAATTATATGGCAACAAGAACAATCAACTCACCAGGTGTTGAGATAAGAGAAAGAGATCTTTCACTAGTCGCACCACCTAATGTAGGTACTAACGTATTTGTAACAGGATATGCAGATCAAGGACCAATCGATGAAGTTATTAAAATAACTACAAAAGATGAACTGGATCTAGTGTACGGAGCTCCAACAAACTCTGCAGAGAGGTACTTTTATCACTCTATTAATGAGCTGCTGAAGTCCCCAGCACAAATTTGGACCTCTCGACTACCTTATGGTGCCGGTACTGGTACTGGATTCGGCTCGAAATTTTCCGGACTTGTATATCCAGTAACTGCATATACCGGTATACCTGGTTATGATTTTACATTCGATACTGCAACTGTATCGGAGACGCTATTATCTGCTGCTCAAGTTGACCTTGCCTTATCAGACGGTTCAACCTACTCGATTGGCTTTAGTGCTACTGCTGCTCCTCCTGTAGATACAAATTTAGATACGTATGTTTTATATACCGTGCCTACACCAGCAAGAGGCGATCTTATTAATGCACTTAGCGGTGTAGTTACTACAATCGATAGTACTGCCACGTTTTCAAGCTCTGTTAGCTCTCTTGGCATTACATTAAGTGCTAGTGTAATACCAGCAACTGAGCCAGTTTACACCAGCCTACCAGTAGGCATTACAGCTACAGAAGCAGCTGGTGATAATTCAAGTCTAGACTTCGAAAAAGGCACTTACCTATTAGGTGAGCCTACTCACCTTGAGTTTACAAGAGATGAATATGAGTCAGTTCTAAAGGGTGAAGCGTTTACGTGGTCAAAAAGCGCAAGTGCATCTAATGCCTTTACGACGCTTGAGTCAATAGGAGGCGCTGGTCTTATTCTATTAAATAAGGCGCAGACAACTCTCAATGATCAATACGAAGGCTATTATATCGGTATAACAGACAATATGTTTGTTAATCCTGGATCAGAATTCGAATCTATTAGAGGTGTTAAGACTCTTAATACTGACGTCGGCTTTACACGTGATTACCTTAACGTGCCAGGTAGTACGTTAGAGTTTAATTTGTCATCTAGATACCAGTTCGGCACTTCAAGCGTATCTGAAACATTAGAAAATATTGCCTCTTACGATATGTCAGGCCGTGATGAAGATGACTTTTTAGGTATTATGACCTTTAAGCTACGTAAGTCACTTTTCGGTACTGAGTCGTTTAAGTTAGATTATGTTGTAGAAGATAAGCTACTAGGATCTATTGACTATTCTAGATCTTCTCTCGCTCCTGGAGGTGGCCCATCGGTTAACGCATTCATCGGTAATACTGACGGCAAGTCACGTAACGTTGAGATATTTGTTAATGATTATGTTGCTGATAGGCTCGGAGGCACTTCCGTTGATATCAATGGTGTACCTAAAAAGAAGGTTAGAGTGATATCGCAGCAGTTAGTAGATAATAACGATTTAGCTAAATCAGGCGTAACTCAGACATTCCTAGATGGAATCAGCTCAGAAGAATACGGTGATCATCTATATGCATTCGGTGCATATAATAGCAGACGTGTTGATGAAAAGATTATTGGCGCTGTACCTACTAAGGTTGAAAGATCGCTGTTAGCGGTAAGAAATCAGGACTTATACGATATTGATGTAGTTGCGGAAGCAGGCTTAGGCACTGTATATGCCGCAGCTTCAGCATCAGGTACATCGTTTTACGATGAGTTTAGATATGATGCTAGTATAGCATCTGCTGTTGACTCACTTAGAACTACTAATGAAGATATTGCCTCAGATGGCCGCGCACTTAGAAATAACTATATGTCAGTATTCCAGACATTTGAGAATTTCTGCTCACCTATTTATAAGAATGGTGGTAGGGGCGATTGCATATTTGTTGCTGATCCGTTGAGGCATATTTACGTTACTGGTAAAGACGTTAAGATTGATGGTCTTAAGACATCAATATTCCAGAAAGATATTTACTGGGCAACACGTCATCAGTTCGCTAGCGCTAATACATCGTATGCATGTACATATGCTAACTGGGCCAAGGTTTATGATCCATTCGTTGGACAAAATACATGGGTTCCATTCTCTGGATTTGCTGCAGCAATAATGGCACGTACCGATGCTGCAAAATTCCCATGGATTGCTCCTGCAGGGTTTAATAACGGGCTAGTTCAAACAGCTCTAGAGATTGCATCTACTCCAAACCAGAAGCAACGAGACGAGCTCTATAAATCTAACCTCAACCCAATTACGTTCTTCCCAGCACAGGGACCTGTTGTATTTGGTCAGAAGACGTTACAACGGAAGCCAAGTGCATTCGATCGAATTAATGTTCGTAGATTGTTCCAGGCACTTGAACGACCATCTCGTAAAGCTGCACAGTATTTTGTATTTGAGCCTAATACAGTGTTTACAAGAACGAGACTAGTTAATGTACTGACTCCAATCTTTGAACGTGCTCTGAACAACGAGGGTGTTTACGATTACCTTATTGTATGCGATGAGAGAAATAATAACTCTGAAGTTATTGATAACAATGAACTTGTTGTTGATATATACATTAAGCCTGTCAGGTCTGCAGAGTTCATATTAATTAACTTCGTTGCAACTCGTTCAGATGCTAACTTCCAGGAGATTATAGGAGCTTAAATCTAAAAAAGCCCTGGAAACGGGGCTTTAATACAAACTTAACAATAAATATTATTATGGCAGATGCAACAACAATTACAGACTTCTTCGATAAAGCGGTAGGACGTCAATTCGCTCGTGACTTTCTTTTTAGAGTCAAACAAATTGACATCGCTGGCACTTCACCAAACACTCAAATTGCATTTGATGGTGAAGAGGAGCTAGTTTATGCTAGAACAGCTAGCTTACCCGGACGTGCAATTGAGAATAAGACAGTTAACTACTTCGGTCAGCAGTTTAATATTCCCGGTAAGTCGACATATACAAACTCAGAGAATTTTACAATTGAGTTTTATCATGATGAGACTGTAAACTTACGTGGACAGTTTGAAGCCGCTTCACGTGCAGTGTTTGATAACGACACGTCTCTAGGAGAGTATGGCGTTCCCGATGCCGGTGATAGAATAAGTCTAGTCGCTCTTGATAAGCGCTTGCAGGAAATGGCACAAATCGATTTAGTAGGTGCCTCCATCCGTGATATTGGAGAAATTCAATATGCCATCGCAGATGGTTCTGGTGAAGTACTTACGTTCCCTGTTACCTTCTCATATCACTTCTATACCAACTTCAGTGAAAGCCAAGCAGATCGATCAAATTCATTTAGAGGTGGATCACCACAAGATTATAGAGGAAGAGGTTAGTAGAGTTGATCTTATAATTTAAAACTAAGAGCTATACCGCATGCGGTATAGCTTTTTTAATATAAATATTATTATGGCAGATTACAGCGAACCCATCAGCAAGTGGCTTTCCAGATTTGGTGATAATGGTAACAGTAGGTTTCGGTTACCTATGCCTGTATTATGGTCTGTAGAAATCGACCCTGGAACGGTTGAGGGTGAGGTTAAGAGTGCTATACGCAAAATCAAATACAGGCAAGAAGACACTGGTGCATTGCTTGAGGATTATATAGACTCACATAACAACTTCAGCAACCTATTGGTTGCGCAGGAGGTAACGCTTCCAAGTGAATCGCTAATCGCTACCAATATGGGCTCAACAAACCGCGGTGCCTTTATGCCAGGTCAGGGAATTGTTGAGAGAAACGACTTCCTATCACGCAGCGTAACTGTAAACTTTCTAGAAACTCATAATGATATAGTAGATGAGATCTTTAGACCGTGGATCATAGCCTTAACTGTTGACGGTCTAATAAACGCAAAGCTCAAGGCACCTTCAATGAAGGTTACAGAGTATGGTAAGAATGGTAAGAGGAGGAAGCAGTTTGTGTTCAAGGACGTATACCCAACAAACTGCGAGGGGTATACTATGAACTATGATAACACAGATTTTATAGTTAAGACAGTTACACTGGCATATAAGGAGTATGTTGTAAATGGTCGAACTGCTTAATCTGATTTAGATATTGATCATTGCAGATCTTATACTAAATAAAACTAGATGTATATAGATACCCTGCCATACTCTAAAAGGGAATTCAACATACCTTTAGTTACTTTTAAAGATATATTTGATGTTGCACGTCTCTATTATGATGACAACGATGCAGGTGTTATTGGTTTACTAGAGCATGTTCTCGGTATTGAGAGCTTAAGCTGTATCGATAAGTTTTTTGTTATGTGTAGAGCATGTCAGGTATATGTAACAGAGGATCTCTCGTTGAACGATAACAACGGTAAACAGGTTAATTTAAGTCTCAATAACATTATTAACCGACTATACGATACCTCAATACATGCTAAAGAATATAATATAGGCGATATTAAGTTAACCTTAGATATCCCACGGCACTTATTTACAGAAAAAAACCGCGATGTGTTCTCATCTGTTATAAGCAAAATATCTATTGACGGGATTGATCTTGATATTTGTCAGTTAGATAATGAAGATACTTCCAAAATACTCTCGTCATTACCTGCAACAGTATATAGCGTTATAAGAGACTATATATCAGAACTGGACTTGAGTTTTGTATTAGTTGATAGTATAAAGAAGAGAGGTATTGATGAAATTAATGTCAATTTTATGTCATACGATCCAGGATATATTATAAAGGCATTATATTCAGGATTTCACCTACTTACATGTAGAGATATTATGTATCATCTCTCACGTAAAATAGGAGGTGAAGCACTGCTCAAATCAACTCCAAACGATATTAACTATTATCTGGAGGAGTTTGAAAAGGAAAATAAAAATCAAAACGGTGGAGTTTCTGAGACGGGGTTATAAATAACGTTATGGCAGATCAAAATAATATATCTTCTTTTATTAAGAAGATTGAGGGTATCAAGAGTGACAATGTTGACGTATATATACCGTCACGCAAGGCCACGCTTGCGTTTCAATGCTTGAACCTTAAGCAACAGAAAGATATCATATCTAGCGTTGTTGATGGTGTCTCTGGACTGGTCAGCTTTACAAGAATTCTTAATAAAATTATTACTGATAGTAGTAACGATGTTACATTAAAGGTATATGATCGAGTACCTATTGCTATAGCGCTTAGGATTGACGCTCTAGGGTCTGAATATAAATCTGATGATAAGGTAATCGACCTCGCTGAAGTACTGTCAGCATATAAGGACCACGTACACAGTCTCCCAGATACAGATACAATTAAATATAAGGGTATAAGCGTGGATGTAAGGGTACCTACTCTTATTGAAGAGGGTGATATTGTAAAGAAGCTCGAAGAAGAGATTAAGAGGAACGGAGACAATAACAATAAGAATTTAGGAAGTATATATGTGTATGAAATTGTTAAGTTTATATCTACTGTATCGTACGGAGATACAGTAATTGACTATACATCTCTTAAGATTGGTGATAAAATTAAGCTAATCGAGTCGCTACCACTCGCTCTTAACAAGTCAATTATACGGTTTATCGAGAATATCCGCAAAGAAGAACGTGAACTGCTTACAGTCGATGAAGTTACTGTAGAAATTGATCCGAGTTTCTTTGATGTTGAATAAATATATATGTGGCTACAGTTAACGATATTGACAACATACTACTCGGGTTAAATGCGCTGAATGAGCGTAATAATGAACAGGCTGGTATACCTAGTAGTGACGAGGATAGGTTAGTCGATAAGAATGTTATTAAAAGCCAAGGCTCTACATTTCGACATGGTCTACGCCGCGTCGTTTCAACTCTTACAGGTAATGAGAAGACACGTACGTATAATACGGCTACAGTAATGGCACAGGCCTTCTTTGATTTTAATAAAAAGAAGGAAAAGGATAACAAGCCATCAACTCTAGTAGCGCGTAGTAAGGATACTGTCAATAGTGGTGATAAGTGGCTAGATAAGATTCCTAATAAAGCAAGTGCAACAAAATTAGGGTTGCTAGCCATAGCAATAGGTGCTATTATAATGTTAGCAGATTATGTGTGGGATGCCTTTCAAGGTGTAGGTACATGGGCAATGAAGACTATAGCAAAGATACCCGATCTCATTAAAGGGTTTCATACCGGGTTGAAGACATTTTTTAAAGGATATAGTAAATTTGCCGATGATATATCAAAATGGTTCGACGATGGGTTAACTGCTGCAAAAAGCGGAACGAAAGGGCTTAAGGGAGTCGCGCAGGGGTTCAAGGCTATGTTATTTAAAACAGCGAACTTACTAGGTACGCGTTTACTAAAGGTTCTCAAGTTTTTACCGTTTTTAGGATCATTAGTAAGCTTTGTGTTCTCTTATAACG